GGTTGAGGCATTCAAGACTATCCAAGTCCCGTTCCTGGCGAATCTTCAGCGGCTAGGGTATGCTGACGGCGAGACTCTCACGGAAATGGGTGTGCTAGCATCGGAAATCAATGAGGGGAATCCTCTTGTGATGTCCAAGCTGTTTATGGAAGGAATTAATCTTCCACGTGCAGAGTTGGTCGCTCTGCTCTCGTGTTTCGTGGAGGGTGAGAAGACGGAGGATCCAATTACAGTTGATTGTCTACGTGTTCCAGAGACGCTACAGGATGCACTCAAGCGGGTGCACAATATTGCAGCGGATCTGTATGCTCACGAGAACCCCAAGAGCCAGCCAGAGTACTGGACAGTGCACAACTACTGGCCTGAGATCCTGTATCGCTGGATGCACGAAGAGGAGATGGCGATCCTGTGTTCGTTCTACGAGGTGTACGAAGGCAACTTCATGAAGGCGATTCTCAAGACCGCGAACATCGTGGACGAGTGGATCACACTGGCCACGATAACTAAAAATATCGGGGTTCTGGAAACTCTGCGTGAGATCAGGGTTGATCTCGTGCGGGGTCTAGTGGTCCCAGATTCACTCTACCTACGTCTCTAATCTAATCTAATCTAAGTTAACGGACTTGGAAACTAAAGCAGATCTTGTTTGCTGCGTAAGAATTCCATCTACTATTCAGAATCCTCTCAATTTTTAGATAATCAACATCGTTATCGGAATACAGGATCACAAACTCGGATAGCCCATCATTAGGATCCACCCGTTCGCGGTGTTCAATCGTGAATGCATCTTCAATATCAAACTCGTAGTTTTCAACTCGCTGTCCCATTCCCATCCCAATCTGGATAGTTTTTCTGATTGTCCAATGTGGATGAACCCACTGTGTTGGACGATCAAGTTCCGAATACATATATGCCTTCTCGTGCGGAACACTCCAGCGAACATAGATGAGATCATTGTCGTTAAGGTCATTGAACTCCGCAATCTTGTAATCGGAAGGACTGAAGGCATCATCATCCTCGGGTGCTTCAGGAGAAAGGTTGGATAATGAGGGGGCTTGGCTGTTGCTCATGGTTGCGATCGAGTATTGGTTGCTTCTCCTCTTCCATGGATACGTAAACGGATTCGTTTTGTTCTGAATAAGAATCAGAATCATCTAAGCAAATCACGAGTCGAACCTGTATATTGTGTCTCGCATACTGTTTCCAGTGACCTAGTAAGAACGTGCGTTTTTCCCATGCATGAGCAGGTCTCTCTCCATTCACCTTTGAATTATCAAAATACAGTTCCTCAATATCCATATCCGTAATTGTTTCGCCAAGAAACCAATTCAACGACTCTCCTATCGTTAGATGAGCAGGGGCAAACTTTCCATCCATAAATAGTGTTCCCGTATCTGCGAAACATGTGACCGCAATCCGCTCTTCGTCACCACAATCTTTTATTGTAACATCGCCTACAGTTATGAGACGATGTCGAGGTCTGAAAAATTTAAGGTCCATTCCTAGGAGAAAAGACATACACCGCAGTTTGCTACTTCTACATCACAGACTTTAATTTAATTTAATTTAATTAAATTTAAGTTATCCGTTTCTGGGGGAAGGTAATGTTCAACACCAGAGGAAGGAGGGCACCGGAATCCACCACTTCCTCCCACCGCATATCCAGAATGCACTTTTTCTGAAATTCGGAACCACTGAAGAAGTCAATATCCTGCCACATGTAGTTGGTATCCGCCTTACCCGTATGAATAAGCCTCAGAGTTTGGCCTACAGTGAGAAACTGGTCAAAGTGTGTCGTTGTCGTGTCTACGATTTCGCGAATGTAGTAGAAACATGTCCCAGTCCCTGCGTTCTTCCAGACCTCCAGTTGGTAGTCGTAGGGATAGTCTCCGATATTAAAGTGAAGTCTCATGATCGGAAAGTGTGTCATTTTACTGCTGTTACTCAGCCCAGAATGAAAAAGAGGTCTAGTCCGTTTTGATGTAGTCTACTACACAAGAATTGGATCTACAGTGACATGAAACACCAACCGCTGTTTCCATGTGGGACGCTGCATGTCCAGGAAATATCGCACGTTCACAGGTGTTCCTTCCACCAAATTGTTGGGACTGGTAATCAGGCGATCCCAATCAGGGATCCAGATACGGGTGGACGAGACTACAATTCCCTTAATATCTTCGGGCCGACGCTGGAGAATATCAAGGAACGCCAAATCACGAGCGTGCTTCTTCGCGAACTTTTGCAGGCGATTACAGTCCTCCTTCGCGTTTGGAACCTCCATACCTTTCATCGCCATCTGATTTACTACATCCGCCCACCTCCGAATCGGGGACGATCCGTGGCAGTATCGCGACTGGAAGCCCCAGTGCATAACCTTTGGAGACACATGCTCGTAGGTTGCGGCTGCATACGCGAACATCCGAGCATTCAAGCCTAGACGATCATACTTGTCCAGTTTTTCGCCGTTGGGGGCACTGTGGTGGCGCAACAGACCCTTGCCGATAACAGTCAGACCGCCAGCCATCTGTTTGTTGTAGTAAATCATCAGTTCCGCCACCCAGTCATGGGGATCTAGTAGGGGCTTCTTTCCCGCCAGATACTCGCAGATCTTCTGTAGAGTATCCATCGGAATCTCCGTGGCCAGACGACAGGTCTCATACGTATACGATTTCTTGTTGATGATCACGACCTCCTTGAAATGGGGATTCCAAATCGCATTGTCCGCCCAGTCGAAGAACAGGGTGTACCCCAGCCGTTTCTCGCCAGGAAGCAGGGACATCTTCTGCTCCAGTGTTTTTGGAAACATGCTTCGCACAGGAACTCCACCATCGTACAGGGACTGTCCAATATTCTGGGCATGAGACATCCAGGGATTTGCCCGCACCCATTCGGCAACATCGGCAATTGTTATGGCCACTTTTGTAGATCCATCCTCATGGTTCCAGATAGAGATGCAGTCATCAATATCCAGGCACCCAGGCGGGTCAATGTTGATTGTAGGAACGTCCAGAATAGGTCGGTTGAACGAAGGTTCAATAGTCTCGGGGATCTTGGTCCAGTAATCGGGGGAATAGGCTACGTGAATCGCCTTGCGTTCGGCCAAAGGATCACCACACACACCTACAATGTCCACAATTTGACCACGGGGCAGTTTATCGTCATTGATCTTTTCGGCAACAACTAGAAGATTCTTCTTGAGATCGCGATGAGCGGATGCGACAATCATCTGGGGAAATACGCTGTTCAGCGGACTAAAGAGATACATTGGGATATTTCGGGAGGTCAGGCCATACCGCGTCTTGCTGGTGAGTTGTAGAACACCTGCAACACGCGTCATTGCTGTTCTTGGGTTGAATGCTTACCTTCTCTTCTATCTACGATCAAGACCCGTTTTACTGTAATTGAAATATATGTGTGGAATTTGGCTGTCCATTGATGGCGTTGCGGGAAATCCGTCCACAAATACTCGGCGTGGTCCAGACCATACGTCTGTCTACACCCATTCAGAATTCAAAATGGTCTTTGATCGTCTCGCGATCCATGATCTCTCTCAGGTTGGAAATCAGCCGTTCACAGAATATCTTACGCCTGAAGAAGAATTTGTCTACATGTGTAACGGCGAAATCTACAATTACCACGAGATCGTAAAGCGTCACGGATTCACTATGGCAACACAATCTGATTGTGAGGTGATTGGAAAACTCTTTGCTCTCTATCGCGATATTCGTGCAGTTGTTGCCGAACTAGATGGAGAGTATGCTATCGCAGGTATTGTTCTCAGGCGAAAGAAGCTGGACACCATCGTCATTGCTCGCGATCCTTTCGGTGTGCGGCCTCTTTACTGGGCTACGAGTGGTCACGGATTCATATTCAGTTCTCTTCTCGCTGGAATTGAAGTTCCAGGTGCCGAGCATGTCGCACCTGGAGATACGTGGATGGTGAGGAAATATGATACACAGTTCAACAGCTATTTCTCTCGTGACTGGATTCCTCAGACAATTACCGATAATGATCAGTTGTTCGCACGTACTACGTCTGCCCTAATTTCAGCGGTGCATAAACGTTTGTCTAGCGAACGATCTATTGGGTTTCTTCTGTCGGGAGGTCTTGATAGCAGTTTGGTCGTAGCAATCGCAGCCCAGATAATTGGGAAGGAAAATGTCAGGACGTTCAGTATCGGTATGCCAGGAGGAACCGATCTTGTATATGCACGCAAAGCTGCCGAGTATCTTGGAACTCAACACACCGAAGTTCTCTTTACGGCCGAAGAAGGCATTGCTGCGATCCCCGATGTTGTGAGGGCGTGCGAGACGTACGATATCACGACCATTCGGGCGTCGGTAGGCCAGTACCTTCTAGCCAAATACATCTCAGAAAAGACGGATATCAAGGTGATTTTGAATGGCGATGGAGCCGACGAAGCCGAGATGGGATACCTGTATTTCTACAATGCCCCAAATGAAGAGGAAGCACACGAAGAAAGTATTCGTCTTCTTCGTAATATTCACCAGTTTGACGGTCTACGAGTAGATAGGTGTTTGGGTGCACACGGTCTTGAGGCCCGTGTCCCGTTCTTGGATCCCGTATTTGTGAATGCGATGCTGAGTGTTCCTGCCTCTCTACGCATTCCTACGAAAACGCGAATGGAAAAGCAATTTCTTCGTGATGCCTTTTTTAGGTTGGTACCCGATATTCTCCCCCGTGATATTCTCTATCGCAAGAAGGAAGCGTTCAGTGATGGCGTGTCGAAAACAACAGATTCGTGGTTTCAGATTCTGCAGCGTTCGATTCAGTGTGACTCCGCGGTGTATTCGCATATCCAGCCCCTAACTGCAGAGGCTGCGTACTATCGCAAACTGTTTGATCAGATGTTTCCAGGACACCATGAAGTTGTCCCTTACTACTGGATGCCTAGTTGGTCTACGACATCAGACCCGTCTGCGCGGACGCTTTAGGGCATTTTGAGCATCCTCCGCCCATCCCCTCCTTCACCTTCGACGTAAAAGAGCTGCGAGACAGGATCCAATACAGTAGGACAACCCCAACAAGAGCTGTGAGGACATAGATCCAGTTTACTTGTAGAGTCTCCAATATTCCTCCGCCCGTCAGTTTGGCCATTAGGACTACTTTACTTTCAGCAAAGACAAATTATACACGATTAAGTTTAGCATTTCGTATCTTATTTCGTGTTTCCTCTGTTACGACATGTCCTTTCATTTTCATACTTAATTTTTGTTTTGTTTCTTCGCTATGCTTTCTCCCTATCGTAGCATTCCTACGCTTCTCAGACCACGGAACACCTTTCCGCTTGTCGGACATTTTTTGAATAGTCTCTGCAGAAGCCTTCTTACCAGTATGAGCCTGTCTTAATTTTTCTTTTGTTTCTTCGCTCATAGACATTCCCAAATGAGCATCGCGTATTTTCTTTTTGGTTTCTTCTGACTTTTTGAGACCACGGTGTCCATCGGAAATATTTTTACGCCACTCTTCATTAATAATTCTTCCCTTTAAGGAACTGCTCAATTTTTCCCTTGTTTCATTGGATTTTTCAAAATTATCACCGCCTTTCATCAAATTATACCCAGACGGTGCTAGTGAACTAAATAGCAATATATATTCCTGTTCCTTTTTATTCATCTCCTCTAGATTTGAACACGTGCAAATAACTTCAAATGTAAAATTTTCACATCCATGCAACACGAGGGCATTCGCAAATGCAGTTTTGGTTCTCCCGTGCAGAGCATCCCATTTGTGGCTGTACCATCTTTTGCTAGCAGGATTTTGCCTCGTTTGTCCAATATAGATTTTAGAGTTTACAGTGTTCGTAACTTTATAAATTGAACCATAACTCATTGATGTATAACTAGATATTAGATAAGTTAATTGCCGTTTTAACGATAACAGTCTCTTACATATAAGATGGGCATCCCGTTCTATTTCGTAAGTCTTGTTAAAGCTCACAAAACAATCGTCACAAAGGTACGCTCGCGTCTTGAGCCAAATGTTCTATTGTTGGATTTTAACGCGTTTATTCACACGTATATGGATGATGCCCGGCCGATTGAGAGTATTCTGGAAGCACTGGATACTCT